CACGACAACGACCTCGTCCCACAGGCCGCGGGCGGATTCGATGAGTCTACGCAAGATCGCCCCCTCGCCGGGGCCGGCGATGAGGGCGATCGAAACAAGCGGGGGGTGCTTCATTTTCTTTAGGAGGAAGGCCGGCCGCACCCCCCGATGCGGCCGGCCCACCAGTTGGTCTAATTACTTAGACGATACGGACGAGCGAGCTGGTCGATCCGCGTCCCACGCCGAACAGCAGGATGTAGCTGCGGTTCGTGGTGCCGAGGGTGGGGTTCACCCACTCACGCACGGCGAGAGACAGTCCGCTTTCCGGATCCGTGACGACGTCCTGGGAGCCAGGATAGTTGTCGAGGGCTTCGGGCACGCGGGCCGCCACGATGAGGGCTTCCTTCTGGGCCGCGAAGCCCTTGGAAACCGCCGACGGGAGCGCCGTATAGCTGAACACTTCGATGCCGTTGACCAGGCCGACGGAGCCGGACTTAACCGCGTCCCCTTGGATCTGGGCGTTGGCCACGATGTTGGAGTCGTTGAGCAGGCTGGCCTTGTTGTCCGGGGAGACGATCGCGTAGCGGTCGTTCGACGGAACTTTGTTGTTGTCCAGGCTAAAGCCCAAGCTCACCACGCCGCGGTACGTGAGCGCACCGGCGGAGACGGAGAGGGTCGAGCTGTAGGCCGTGGTCACCAGGCCGAGGAGGTTATCCACCATGCTCTTGCCGAGCGCGTAAGCCGCGCTGGAGGCAAAGCGGTTGATCAGGTCGATCGAGGAGCTGTATTTCTCAGCGTCCGTGATCGCGTAGGTGCTGTGGATCAGGTTGCTCAGGCTGATGGTTGCATCAGTCTGGGTACGATCCTGGGCCACGTAGCCCTGCGTGGTGCTGTAGGCACCGGCGGTGCCGACGGTCACGAGGTGGGTGGTGATCGTGTCGTTCATTTTGGCGGGAACATCCGAGAAATCGGTGACCGCCTTGGTGAGGAAGGGCAGGGAATCCACCAGCGTGGTCAGTGCGCGCTGCGCAATGGCCTTGCCGTTGGAGACCGAGCCGAGTGTGTTAGCCATGGTGTGTGTGTCTCCTGGTTAGGTTATCGTGCGAACTTGATTTGTTTAAAAATCTCCGCCGCACGACGGGGATTCTTTTCTGCGTTGAACTGCGCCAGCAGCTCTCCGCGAGAAAGTGTTTTGGAAACTTCGACCTCGATGGGCTTGATGCCGCGGGAGGCTTCGAGCTCAATGACCTTGGCGGCGAGCTCGGCCTTAAGGGCCGCGGCTTCGTTGGTCGCGGGCGCCTCGGCCTTGATCTCCTCGATCTTGGCTTCCGCGGCCACGGGCTCCGGGACGGGCTCGGCCTTGGGTTCCTCGGCCACGGGAGCTTCCGCCACGGCGGCTTCGAGGTTCTTCTCGTCAGCCTTGGCAGCCATCGGCTCCTCGACCACGTCCTCGGACGCGTCGGCCTGCAGCATGGCCATGATGGCGTCCAGCTTGGCGTTGATGTCGGAGAGGGTGGGCTCGGCCAGTTTGGCGGGCTCTGCCGCCGGGGCCGCCGGGGCTACGGGCGCCGCTTCCATGGCGGGCGTCTCTAGCTTGGTTTCTTCAACCTGTGATGTTTTGGTCACGGCGTTTTGCTTGCTGTCAACCCGTGCATGGAAAACTCCGGTGGGGTTGGCGGCTGGAGAGGTCACAAGGTCAACAGAAAACAGGGTCTGGACGTCTGCCAGTTGCGTGCCATCGGCCGCCTCCCGGGGTACCCCGCTAAAGCTGATGGAAAATCCGATCTGGCCAGGAAGCGTGCTGATCAGCTCGCTGAAATAGGCAAAGCCGTCATGGCTTTCAAAAAGAGTCAGGTCGGCGCGGACGCGGCCGCCATCCAGCCCAAAGTTTTCCAGATAGCCGATGATGTTGGAGACGCTGGACGAGTGATCGGAGAGGACCTTCACCTGCCCGGCTTCGTTCCCCTTTTCGACAACTTGGGAAAGAGTCTCCGCGTCGATGACCATGCCATGGCCCAGAGCGGGGCCGGCAGTAATGACGGAGATGCCCTTGAATTTCTTTTCGGCCATGCGCTGGCCGGGCGTGTCAAACAATCAGCTTTTCTTTTTCTTGGCGGGCTTATTTTTTAGGCCGATCGCCTTGGCCACCATGTTGAGCTCCTTGTCGGACAGCTCCAGGTCGGGCTCGTCTTTCATGGTGAAAGCCTCGGTCAAAACAGTAGCAGGGGCAGGTTCGGCCTTGAGCTCGACCGGGGCCTGCATGGTCACGGTGACGGTGGGCTGGCTCATTTCGGGAGCCGGGGTCTGGGCGGCCGGCTGATCTGCCGGAGGCTCGGAAGGAGGGGTCTGGGCCGCGGGAGCCGGCTGGTTGGGAATGAACTGCACGTCGGCAACTTGGATTCCGGCGGCGTCGCACTTCTGCCTGATGTAGACCTGCTCGGCGATCTTCTGGTCGATGGCATCCTGCCAGTCCTCTCCCCTGGCCGCATAGATGTCGGCGTAGGTGGTGAGGCCCAGCTTCAGGTCCTCGCGGTCGGCGGCGCTGTCGCGTCCGGCGTCGATCGTGGTCTGCTTGGGCGTATGAAAAGTGGACTGCCACCAGCGGTCCATGCCGCGGGGCGGAGTAAGGTCACCGCGTTTGATGGCCTTGGCCAAGGCCCAAAGGCGGACCCGGGAAACCAGCTGGGTAATGATGGCTTGGCTGATTTCGTCAAACCGGCGCTGGGCTTGCGCCAACACGAACCGCTGGGAGGGGCCGGACAGGTCGGCTTTCCACAGGTACTCATACGGCAGGCCAAGGCCGGACGCCACGGCCCGCAGAAACTGATCCATAAACTCTGTCAGATTCGGGCTGGGCCGGTCGTCCTTGATCTCGCGGATCTTTCGGCCGTTGGGCACGTTCCAGATCGCCCCGGAGCCAAAGATCCGATCCGTGGTGATGCCATCGGTGGTGGTGGTTTCGGGACCAAAGAATCCGGCGCTCCCCTCCCCCTCCAAGGCCAAGCCGATGGTGGAGGACCGCTTCACGCTGACCATGGTATTGGTCAAAATCTCCTCGCGGTCTTGGATCAGGTTAAGGCAGGTGACCAAACGGGAAAGGCTGCGCAGTTCGTCGGCCCGGTCGCGCTCCGCCAGCACGATCAGATCCGGGGATTGAATCTCGGAGAATTTGTCGTCCTGGCCGAGGTTGATGTAGTAGGAAAGCGGGCGGCCTTGCGGATTCACCCGCACGCCGTCGATGATGCGCTTGTCGCCCTGCAAGTAGTCGGGGGTCTCGCAGCGGTGGGCTTCCACCATTTGAAGCATCGGCCAGCCGTCGCCGTTGTCGGTCAGTAAAATAAAGAGCTCGTTGTCGCGCAGCATGGTGCGGGTGGCCACCTGCTGAAGCGTGTTCCAGTCCAAAAGGCCGCGGACGTCGCAAGCTAGCGACCAGTTGGCCAGCCATTCCTCGGTCGCGCGGTTCCAGCCCTCATCGGAGGTGCGGGATTGCATCTTAATCCCCGGGCCGACGGAGTTGCGGACCATACAGTCGATGGCACCACGTACCACGGGCGAGTTGTAGAACCAGTAGCGGGCAAGGCCCAGAACCTGCTTGCGGCTTTGATTGGTGACATCGGTCCGCGTGTCCTGCGGGGTGACGTAGATGTGCTGGCGCTTGGTGTAATCCTGCGCCCCTGCCCGGACAATCCGGCCGAACCAGCTGCCCAGGCTCACGGATTAATCGGCAGCATGATGCCGAAGTTGGGGTAACTGACGTTACCGTTGCTTTTGGTTAGGAAATTTTCAATTTCCGCGCTGGTGGTGAAATCCTTGACGGATTTCCAAGCGCCCAGGGCCAGCTCCGTGATCGCCATCGGATTGATGCCCGGCTGCAGCTGGTAGCTAAAAGATTTGCCGGCCACGGAGGCGGAGACCATTACCTTGCCCCCGTTGGTGAAGGTGTTGGCCTGCCCGGCCGCAAGGGCTTCCAGAGCCAAGCGAAGGGCAATCGGATCCTTCGAAGCCTGTATCCATAGGGAAAAAATGAGCCCACGCTCCACGCGCCTTTCATGTTGTCAATTTAGCGGGCGCCTCCTGCGGCCGGTTTTGTTCGTGCTCCAGAAACACCAGCACCAGCTTCTCGCAATCCCCCAAGTGGTTTGCACCCACCACTTCCCACGTCAGCTCTCGCTGGCCGTACCTTAGCTTGCGCTCCACCAGCCGTTCATTCGTCAGCTGGCTGATGTAGTCACGGCCCAAGTTACGCGGCAGCCACCAGTCCGCCCCCGTACGCTCCTTGATTTTATTGATGTAGAGCGTGTGCTTAAACACGTTGTCGTCGTACTGCACCAGCGGCAGCGTCCGGCCCAAGTGCTCGACAACCTGTTTCACGACGCTGGCCCGCATCCCGGCGCTGGCCGCCCGGCCCTTGCTGGCCCAAAACTTTCCGGCCGCCCGGATCACAAATTCATACACGCCGCCGGTCCTCCGGGCCGCGTAGCCGGAGTCCACAAATCCACCAAGGCAGCTCATGCCTTCCCCATCCTTGCCGCGCACCGGATACTTTTGCCCAAACTTTTGCAGGACGGCATCCCATCCGATCAACTGGCCGTAGTCCACTAGCGCGCTCCATGGTTTCCCTGCGTTTTTTCCGTAGGCCCGAATCGTGTACCACAGCTCCGTCTGCTGCACGTCCACGGCCATCATCAGCCCTTCCGGATCCATGGGGCACTCTCCCAGCAGATATTCCGGGCTGGCCTTGATGACGTCCTCCACGGCGCTTGGCTTGACCGTGGCGGCCGCCGGAGTCCATGGCTTGGCCAGGTAGCTGTTCACGAAATGGTGCAGACCGCGGATGCTTTCTTTGTCTTGGATAAACATCACGGCCAATTCGCCCCAGGTCTTGTGCGGGCTGTAGAGAGCGTTGAGGTGATAGCTGCGGCGGCCCGGCTCGCCTTGGGCCGTGGGCTTCCACTTGCCCTCTCGCATCATTTCGTTTCGTTCGCTGAACGGGATCTGCCTGCGGCACCCTGGGCACTCGTAGTGCGTCGTGGCCTTAACCTTGTCGAAGTCCCACGCGTTGCTGTCCGGATCGTGCGCGGATTCGTCCCACCGCACGCCCTCCCACTCCAGATTGAATTGATGATGGCATTGGCGGCATGCGATCATGTAGTAGCGTTGGTCGCCCCGCTGAAATTCCGTCCAGATGTTGACCCCTTGGTCGATCGTCGGCGTGGACGCCTGGACGTAAAGCCAGTGAGGAAAGGATTCCATCCGGGCGCCGATCAGCTGCAGCGGCGCCGCCTCCTTGGTGTTCCAGTCCGGAAACTTGTCGATCTCGTCGGCGATGCTCATGCCTACACTGCGTGAACTAAGATTGCTCTCAGACCCCGCTCCCACCCACCAAACCGTGCCCGATTTGAATCTCTGCTCGTCCAGCTTCATCTCGTCGTCGTTGTCCGGACAAAGCCGGCCTAGGCATGGGTTGCTTTGTACCAGCTCCATCCAGCGGTCCGCACTGATGGACCGCGCCAGCTTGAGCGACGGCAGCACCACCATGCAGGGCGTGGCCCGATTCGTCAGCCGGTGCGCCAGCATTAGCTGCAGGGCCGTGCTTTTGCCGCATTGCACCGCAAAACATAGCGTCAGCTCATGCACCCCCGGGGCCGTCGCGCTGTCCAGCACCTCCCGCAGGTAGGGCATCGAATCCAGGCTGACCTTGCCCGGCTTGCTCGGGCTGTATCTTTCCGAAAACCAGATGTTTTGCTCTGCCCACTTGCTGACCGAGTCCATCCCTGCGGGGCGCAGAAACTTAAACGCCGCCCCTACCCCATGGACTGATGATGATGACGTAATCGTCATGCAATCATGCGCGCCTTGATCGCCTCATAGGTTCGTCCGGTTTCCTCGCGCATAATGTCGTGAATTTCCTGGGCGTCTTTACCTACAAGCCGGCTGCCCTTGTTGACCAGCGCCTCCAGGCCACGCTGAAATTCAGCCGCCAACCGCTCCACTACCTGATTGTGTTGCGTCACTGTGATCATGATCCCCGCCGTCACGCGGGCCTTGGCCAGTTCCTCGGCGGCATCCCGAGCACGCTCTTGGGTGGCAATGACCTTGTCCAGGGCCAGCCGGATCCCGTTCACGTCCTTGGCCTCCTTGGCTTGGTCCAAAAGTTTCATGGCCTCCCGCTCGGCTACCTTTGCTCGGTTAGCCCTCTCCCTTACCTCGGTTAGTTCCGGTGTTTCACCCGGCAAAGCCGTCTCCAGGCTGACCGGTCCGTCCGGATCCGTGTAGGCCGCGGCCGCTTGGGCAACCTTGCACCTAGGGGAGCGCTGCGAATTGGCAGATCTCCATGCGCTGGCCTCCTCCATGCTGGTCAACGGCATACCTTTGGCCACCCACTTGGCAACGGCCTGCCGGCTGCATCCCCACTCTTTGGCTAAATCGCTAGCGGTCATAGGTAGCCGCCAACCTGTCAACCTAGGGCTTGCTAAGGTTACTCTCGCAAAATCAACGGGAGTCGTCGCCACCGCGGGCTGTAGCCGATTAAAAGATTCCTTACCGGCATGGCCAAGGACCATGACGGCACCATGAGCCTGACCATGCTGTAATATAAACCAGTAGTAATTAATAAGTAATACACATGGCAACATGGTCAACATGGTCAGTCCCCATACAAATGCGCGCGCGCACCCGCGCGCCCGCGCTGGAGATCTTTGGCAACAGATAGGCGTGTATAAGCAACTTACCATGATGACCATGACTACTTTAATGAAACCAATTAAACGGGAGCGGGTTGCGTTGCGACATGGTCTGCAACATGGCAGGGCACATGGTGCACTTGAATCATCCTGGCATGACCCTCGCCCTTAACCTCCAAGCGCTTAACACCAAACGTTCTACCATCAAACCTAGCCAAGATCTTACCAAAGGCTGACCTTTCACGCCTTACCTGCTTGTCCTGCCTTTCCTCGTCTGGAGGCGTTTCATCTAACACCCAAGCAAAAAGCCCCATCTCACGAGATTTTGCCATTAACTCTGCAGGGCGAAACTCTAAGACCGGCTGTGTCTCGTCTACCATCACGGCTCCCACCAGCTTCTCCATGTCGGCCAGGGTATCGTCTGCACTTACCAAAGGCGCAGTGCATGGGTGAATCCCAGTGACAAGCTGTACAATGCCACCTACCTGAGCCGACCATCTGGGGAAACTGCTGTGATTTACGGATCCGGGCGTCCGGCCTTGCGCGTCCCAGTGCTTAACAAACGCCCACAGGGCGCCCAGTAACTGCGGCCGGGCCGACAAAATGTCCTCCTCGCTGATAGCTCGGCTGTACCGCCTTTCCTCAATCTTTGCCTCCTGAACGTGCAGAGACAGCTGCAAACACCGCCGACGCATGTCTGCATTTACCCTGGCGGTATTGGCGGTCACGTAAATCAGGCAGGACTTTTCCACCTCAAAATTACGAGATGCACCCAACACCCGGCCGGCCCATACGTTGGCCGTAATAAAAGCCTCCAAGCTGGACGACTTAATCTCACCCCTCCAGTTATCAAACACCAAGTAAGGCTCCCCATTAATCGCGGCCGCGTTCAGCGCCTTGGTAAGCTCCTCGCTTTCACTGCCTTCCGGAGGTGCCGTGATCTTCATAGGCCCAAACACCGGGCACACCGCCAGCCTGCACAGCAACGTCTTGCCAGCCCCTTCCGAGTTGGCTGAAAAGATGAACGCTGGCCGTGGTTCCCGCGGGGCCAGCATCAGGTCAAGATACGGCGCAAACATTGCCGCCAACGCCACAGCCTTTGACCTAGCGGCCTCAGCCTCATTGGTGGGCCACGGGAAATCCACCATCCACTCCTCAAAAACAGCCTTGGCTTGTTCCAACGTCATGTCGTCATGCAACTCCATTTCCGACCTGGTCAGCACCTGTGTTTCTGCATCGTACCCTTCCGGCAACAGCTCAAGCGTCCCATCCTTTCGGATCACAGGCAGTCTTACGGTGGCCACCCTGCGGATCGGCCGTAGTTCCCGGATAAATTGCTCACTAGCCAACACCCCGGACGCACACTTGTCGGACATGCTGGCCGCCTCCTCGCCGTGCTCGCCTAGCTTGTAAGGCGCCACGTAATCCTCAATCCAGCTATGAAACTTCTCCGAGGTCATCACCGACAGACGGCCTCGTCGGTTCACCATCAGCACGATACCGTCCCGCTCAAACAGATCCTGCTCCCTCAATGCTTTCCCCAGATCCTCAGCCGTCTGACCTATTCGGTGACCATTCCCAGGCAGCCTGACCTTGGGCAGAACGCTGCTGACCACCGCCGGCCCCGCTTCCGCATGCCCTATAAAATCAGAAACATCTGCACTGGCCTCCCATAAAGCATCCAGCACTTGCCCATCCTTCATGCCGATTTCCTCCACACATCCATCCAGTCATAAAAATCCACCTTTCCATCCATAGGAGCCGATGGCCATAGGAGCTCCCACCTCACAATTCGCACCTGGCAGCCTCCCTTGTCCCGCAGAGCCTTAGCCACGGCCAGCCCGTGATCCTGTCCTGCCTTGTCTCGGTCCGGCACAATAACTACCCGCCTTTTGGCCAGCGTCTGCGTGTATTCCTCACGCCATTTCCCAGCCCCCATCGGCGACGTGGTCGCTGCAATCTTTCCATCAGCTGCGGCGGCAGCATCCGCATCCTTCTCGCCCTCAAAAATCCCGACCACCAGCTCCGGGTTGGCCAGTAACTGCGGTAACCGATAAAGGACCGGTGTGATCCCAGCCAATGTCCACAGCCACCAGTTTCCCTCACGGTCCCGGCTGGCCTGTTTGTTCCCAGCCCTTTCGCCTTCCGCGGCCGGCCTCCGCTGGCGAAACATCTTGGGTTCATAACGCAGCGTCTGGTGCTTTAACTTGCCGTCTGCGTCTAGGTAATCGTACACCTTTACAATTCTTGGCTGCGGTTTGCCGTCCTTCCGGACTGGTGCAGGAGCCAGATCCCCTGCCCATTCGCGCATCATCCGTATCGCCTCCTTGGCAGATACCCCGCGCACCTTTTCAATTAGCGTAATTTGATCGCCGCTTTCCTTGGTGCCGTGATCCGTCCAGACCAGTCCCTTGTCGCCCTGCCATACCGAAAAGCTCGGGTTATCGTCCCCCTGCCGGATCGGGCTGCACATCTTGCCAGGCCCGTCCGGAAAGCCCGGGATCCCCAGCCGCTTGGCGGCGTCGGGCAGAGGGATCCGCTCCTTTAGCTGGTCAATCGTCAGCATGATTTTACCACAATCCCCCGCCGCTTTCCCCGGATCGACGGCTTCCAGCCACATTTCCGCGCGTTACATACTGTGGCGTGATCGCAGTCCCACGCCCTGGCAATCATGGAAACGGTCATCCCGGCCGCGTACTGCTTTTTCCAAAACTCCCATCTCTGTGCCACCACGTCCGGCGTGCGGTTTCTTGTCTTTTTACCGTTAACCGGCCGATAGCTGATTTCCTTTGGCACCTCCAGCACCGGCAGTTGCAGCTCTGGGGCCTTTAACGCCGTCCGCAGGACCGCCTCATTTTGCAGCCGATTCAGTGCCTTTTTTAGCTCATCCAGTTCACGCTCCCAGTGGGCTGACTTTTTTTCCAGCACCGTCAGGCGGTAGTTTTTCGCCGCCTCGATTAATTTGTTGTCCATGACCTTCCTCCTTTGTTTTTCCTAAAATAATCAGGCACGTGTCCACCAGGGCGATGGATGTGCGCACCTCCGGGTTGGCGCTTGCCTCCCGGATCCGCACAAGCGTCCCCCGCAACGTGCCCAGCACGTCGCGCAGCCAAGCCAGATCCGGCACCTAATCCCTAGCCTTGACGTACTCTACAAACTCGATGACCGGCTTGATCTGCTCGCGCACCTTGGCGTGCCAAGCCAGGTCTCCCCGCCAGCCATCGTCCAGGGACCGCTTCCAGACCTCAAACTCCGTCACCCAAGCCGCCAAGGTAAAGATCCCGCTAGATCTCTCGTCAGATCCGCGCACCACCGCATTGGCAGCGATTGACCGATTTAAGTCGTTCGGAGTTAGCTTTTCCGATTCAGCAGTTTTCGCCCATCTGTCCTGCTCTTTTATAGTTTTTAGCTTTTGAAGGACAAGGTAGTGAGCCGCGGTTAACCCAGGTCTGCGCTTTTCAATCGGCACTGTGCCAAGTGTTAGCAATGCGTTTGTTTTTGGCCCAAAATCAAACTCTAACTGATCAAGAGCTTCTGCCATTTCAGATTGATCAAACCAAGCGGAGCCGTGGGCCAGCCAATCAGCCTCAAACCATGTTTGCGCACGCTTAAAACTTTGCAGGGCACGGCCCACCTCCTTCCACTGCTCGATGTTCAATACCTTTTCAAACACCAGCCCGTTGGGCGTGATCCGCACCCCGGGCACCTTCTCCACCGCCCGGCCCTCACGGTCCAGGCGCTTTAATTCAATTATTTGCATTTTTTATCTCCTTTTTTTCCGATTGATTGCCGCCTCCAGTGCCGCTCCCGCTGCACTGTTCGATAACTTTCCACCGCCTCCGCGCTTTTGGTGTGCGCGTTGCGTCGGAATCCCAAGAAATCCAGCCACCACTGCACCTGCTTGCTTACCGCCGCCCGCGTCACCCCCATCTCCTTGGCCGCGGCCGTTTGCGTCCACACCCCGTTCAGGGCATCACTGTTGATCGCAAACATCAGTGCATACACCCTCAGCCGCACGTTCCCCGGCTTCACCAACATCGGCAGCACGCGGGATAAAGTCTCCACCGTTAGCTGCCTGGCCTGATCTGCCGTGGTAATCGTCAGCCACTTTTGAAAGCCGGGCAGGCCACCACTGCTGTACGATTCCGTCGCTTCCCTATAAAGGGCCTCGATGGGGTTGTCGCATAAGCTGGCCATATCGGGGGTATGGCTCGCCTCCGGCCTGTCGGCCGCGTCGCAATGGTGGCCTGCGTAGGTCACTACGCCTCCCAGCTTTTCAGGACCGGCCACGCCAACACCAGCAGCACTATGGCCGCTGCCGGTATGGCCATTCTCACGATCAGTTCTAGTTCACTCATTTATTGCCTCCTTGTTTTTTGATAAAATCCACCAGCACTTCCTCCAGGCGCTCCACCCGGGCCTTCAGCCCTTGGATTTCGATGTCTCGCCTAGCGTTCATAAACGCGTCCTGCACGCCAGCGCTCCAGCTGGCATGCCCCATCACGCCTTCCTGTTCCAAATCCCTTACGTCAGTTGGTTCAATTATTGTTTTATTCATGCCATTACCACCTTGTGACGCCGTATATGCCGGCGGTTTTTGCCGTTGTTTTTGCACCGATATGCCTCCCGGCCCTTGACCTTGCGCTTGCAGGTTGTGCCTGGAATTTTGTCTGCCGTGTAGATATAACGGGCCTCGCTCATTTTCGTGGTCTCCCGCTGTAGCCGGCTTGAAACTCGTGCTTTTCTGCGTTGGTAATGCTGCTGTGGTTACAGCCCCACGCCTTGGCGATTTGCTCCACCGTGTAGCCTTGCGCCCTTTGTAATTTCCAAAGCGCCCACCGCTTGGCCACTACGGCCGCCGTCCGGTTGCGCCCGGATCCCCTTCGCTGGCCCTTGGCCATCTTGCTTTTGGCAATCTTTAGCTCCGCGGGTACGGCAATGTCCTGCCAAGACAAAATAGATCCAGCCAGCACCTCTGCCTCCTGCAGGTTCCTCCGCTTTAGCTCCATCCGGGCCACGGCTGCGTTTTGCCTCATCGTAGCCAGCGCGCTGGTCATCTCCTTTACCGCCGGCAAAATCTCGTCATTGATTCGCCGCTCCAGCTGCGAGACGCGGTAGGTCAGCGCAGACATCACCGGATCCAGTTCGTTTAGGTATTTCATCGCCCCTTCTCCACGTGCTTTAGCTTTTTGTAATACCCGCGGATGGAATCGTGCGGCTTGAGCCGGGCATTTTTCTTTCGCCGGTCAATAATCACGTGCACAGCCCGGCCCGTATTGGCGATGGTTACAAACCCGGCAAAAGCCAGCAGTTGTTTGGCAAAGCTCATCTGGTTTTGCCCTCCTTGCCGGCCAAATCCTTGCCGTATACCGGCAGACAGGTTTCTATAAAATTTCGCACAAACTGCTGGCCCAGCTTTTCGCTTTGCGTTGGGAACACCGATAAGCCGTTTTTCACCTGGCAGTCCACGGCCTCGCTGCCGTCTTGGCGGATTGTGATGACCACCTGGGTCATGCCCCCTCCTCGCGCAGGTGTTCAAAATGCTCATAGCCCACCGGCGCCGGCTCCTCCGGCCGCTTGGCAATCAGTTTACGCAGCTCGTCCGGATCCATACCCTGCTGCTCATGCCGCACTAGGTCGGACGTCACATTAAACTTGGCCAGCAGCCCTTCCGTCAGCTTGTCCACCACCTTCTTAGCGGCCTCACTCATTGCTGGGCCTCGTCTTTCACCTTCTTGGCGAACCAGGCGGCAAAGCTGACGGCAAAAACCAGCAGCCCCCAGCCGGCTCCGACAATGAGAGCCCAGCCGGTAATGACGGCCACCATCTTGGCGATGTCCAAAAAATCGGAGGGCGTCACAGAGGCCTCCGCATCCACGCGGTTTTCTCTGCGGCGAGCCCGCGGATCAACTCCATCACCTCGCGGGCCTTTTTCGCCTCGTCGCAGGTTTGCTGTGTTACGCCGGTGTTACGTTTTTTCTGTAACTCACTGTCACTTCGGCGATGGCAGTGGAGGGATTTGAACCCCCGATCATTCAGAAAACTGTTGTTTTGTTTTATTAACTGCATCGATTTCTCCTATTTTTGTTGCGTTTTTGGGCGATTTGTTACGCTTGTATCATGGCGTCGATTTTCACCCGCAACGACAGTCCGCACTATTGGCTGAGATTCAAATCCCCGCAGGGCACGTGGAAGGCCAAGGCCACCACGTGGATGGCCGGCAATCCCCTTCACCGGGCCAAAGCCATCGAGGAGGCCGCCCGCATATCGGTCAACGAAAGGCGCCCCAAAATCAAAGACGACTGGATCCTGCCCTTTATCCTGTCCTACCAGGCCAACCTCAAAACCATCATTCACTACCGCAACTCCTGGCGCTGGCTGGAGCTTTACCTGGTCCACCGCGGCATCACGGCGGAACAGTTTTCCCCCGCTGAGGCCGAGGCCTACATCAGCTGGCGTACCCAGCCGACCCGCCGCGTCTCCGGCCGCGCCGTCCACCGCAACCAAGCCCTGCGGGACATCAAGATCATGAAATGGATTCACCGCCACGGCCGGCTCCTCGGCCACTGGCAGATGCGCGACCTGGACGACTACCGCCTCCGCTACGCCCCCAACAAGCGTATCAAGCCCCCCTTTACCGACGAGCAGATCGCCCGCGCCCGCCAAGCCATGGCCCACATGCCGCCGGCCCAGCAATGGATGCGCGTGGCCTTTGAAATCGGCCTGGCCACCGGATGCCGCCTGTCCGAAACCCAGATCCCCATGCACTGCATCGACCTGACGGCCGGCACCATCACCTTCCCCACACCCAAAGGCGGACCTGCCAAGGCCTTTACCATCCCTATTCCCAAAGCCCTGATCCCCATGCTGACCGCCATGAAAAAGGCCGGCCTGCGCCAGACCTGCACCCTGCCGCCCTGCGCCAGCCGGGAGTTCCGCGTGCTGTTTAATCGGCTGGGGCTGTATTTGCACTGCTTTCATTCCCTAAGGGTTACCCGTGCATCAAACCTGCGCCGGGCAGGAGTGCCGTTAGGTGCGGCCATGCGGCTGCTAAATCACGGTTCAGAACTGATCCATGAGACGTACGTCCGGCACGACGTGGCCGATCTGCGGGCGTGGATTGATTTTGGGCAACCACCTCCCGCCGCCAACGGTCAAAATCCTCCGCCACCACCAGCCCCAACACGCTGGGGAAACCGGCCTGCCGGCTTATCGCCAACATCTTCCCGTAAGAATACCCGTATGCGGCCGCCAGCTCCCGCAGGTTCATCGCCTGGTTAAGCCCACGCTTCGCCACGGCGGCCGACACGTACTCCGCGCGCGGGGGCTTCCCGTTTTCCCTGGCACCGTCACCGTTGAAAGCCCCCACGCTCATGGCCGGACTATCTTTGTTCCTCGATTTCGAGTTTGTGGCGCTCGATGAGTTCGGTGACGAGTTGCGAAAGAGAAAGACGGCGATCGTCGGCCATGCGGATTCCGGCCTTTTTCACGTCCACCGGGATGTAGAGGTTGGTCGGCTCGCTCTTATCACGGGGTGCCATATGACGCACGCTGTGCGCCATCTTTATGCCGTCAACAAAAATCTTCAGGTTGGCGGAAATTATTTTTTTGGCGGCTTGCGGAGTGTGCTGTTTTAGCGCATAATGTGTGTCGTGAAGAAAGAGCGGACCAACGTTTACCTGCCCAAGGAGGTCAAAAAGAAGGCCATGGACTTGGCGTACCGCTCTGGCATGTCCCTTTCCGTGTTCATCACCCAGCTGCTGATTAAGGAGGCGGCCCGCGAACAGGGTTTTATCAAAGAGAGCCCTGCCCTGTATGCCACCGCTCCGTTACGGGGAAAAACTAGGACAAAGAGGATATGATTCAACAGGCGGCTGTTTTGGTTTTATGCCTGGCGGCTGGATCTGTAATGGCGCAAATCTATGCCGATCCCATCCAGTCTGTGGGAGGGGGTGGACGATCCGTGCGAATTTCCACCGGCGCCATAGAGCCCAAGGACCCGGCCCCGCCGCAAAAGCTGCGCGCCAACATGCGCTACTTGACCCCGGGAACGGTGCTGGCCAAGAAAACCGTGGGCAAGGAAACCTGGCTGCAGCTGGAGGTTAAGCGCAAGGACGTGGACGTACGGGAAATGTGGATTGCGGACTATCCGGGAGCCGCCTCCGTAGGCGTGCAGCAGAAAATCCCCTGCGTAGTCGTGCTGGGAGACCCGCGCGAGGAAATTCAGGGCCGGCGTTTGGGCTATTGGCTGGCCAGCGGACCCTACGACCTTAATTACATCCGCGCTTTTGAGATCCGCCGCCCCGGCGTGCCGGTGGACTGACCAGCCGGTAGTGCGGCAGGCCGCGGATCCCCCGCCCCCACTTCACCCGGAAATCCTTGCGCTCGGCCAAGCCGGCCGCCACCAGCTCGGCACACTTTAGCTTGGCCATTTCATAGCAAACCCCCAGCTGCTCCCCCACCTCCCGGGCTGTCTTCCATCCCGGCGGCACCGTCTCCACCCGCTGGCTCAGCAGCCGGTCCAGCGCCTCCGCCCATTCCGGCTTCTTGCTCATACCGGGAACCTCCACTCCCCCTTGACCGGCGTGGCCAGCCAGCTGACGCACGCGTCGTGGCAATACTCCCCGTAGGCAAACCCATGCCCCCACTGGTACGTGGCGCGGCGAGCCCGGGCGTAGCCCATGGCCCCGATGTTGGCCAGCGTGCCCACGCAGATGCCCACCGGCGAGCGCAGCACCCGCCCCCTCGCAATCTCCGGCCGATGCAGGTGCGCCATGACGATGTTTTTGCCGACGGATTCCACGGTGTCCCGCACGGCGCTGACGGAACACTGAAAGCCATGCAGGAACACGGTATCCCCCAAAAGAAAAAGCCCCTCCTCGATGTCGTAAGGCAACAGCCGGGCCTTTAGTTTTTTAATCGTCTGCTCGATCGCTTGCGTCCCCTGCTCCGCGGCATAGGCCACCACGGCGGACGGCGAGCGCACCAGCGACCAGAGCCTGGCTTCATGGTTGCCCTGCAGGCAGGTGGTCACTTCCAGCTCCTTGAGGTGGGTCATGCCATGCAGGTAATCATCGGCAAAGCTGGCCGCACGGTCCGGCTCATCCGGATCCTTGCGGGCACCAGCTCGCCAACAGGCGGTATCCAGAAAATCCCCCAAGTGGATGGTCTCCACAGGGCGCCAACGGCGTTTGAACGCCAGCACCTGTTCCCAGGCAGGGCGAGATATAAATCCGGCGTGGGTACAACCCACCGCCATCCAGCGTCTCCACTTGCGGACGACGTTCACTGCTTGTTCCGATGTGTCAAAGGCTTGCGGGCCTTGTTACTTCTTGTCCTCGTAGCCGGGAAGCCCCTGGAGCACTTGTAATATTTTTACACAAGCCGCGCGGCTATCCGCCGCGGCGACCGAGGTGTCCTCAGCCCCTTTAAGCGCCAGGTCCGCAATCACGGCCAGCTGGACCTTGTGGGTATAAACATAAGACACGAGATCCAAAACCTCGCTGATTGCATCGCTCCAGCATGGCCGCAGCCACAGAGCCCCGCCGTGCTCCTCCTGACCCTTGCGGTACTTCTTGGAAAAGTCCCGGACAAACACCTCCAGAATGCTCTGCAGGTGGAGCTCATGCTCCTTGCTCATCGGCGGCGTGACCGGCGCGCTCATGGCTTACGCAGGGAAACCTTGCGGGAGGTGGAAAGTGGAAGGCGGGAAGATTTACGAACCAGCTTCGTAGAGCCACTGAACACGGGGCTGTTTTCGGCCTGCATCTTTTGCCGGTTCTTTTCCGCGATCCGGGTGCCGGGGCTGTCGTTCTCTTTGGCCGCCAGTTCACGCCAGTCCTTAAAATCCGCGTCCTCATAGTGGGGCAGCTCCCAGGTCAGAGTTCTTAGCCGGTGCTTCTCCCCTATTTCCGACATTACGGCGTAGGTCTTCACATCATCCCAGCAGGCGGTCAGCCCGTTGGTGCTGCTCTGCGCCAGCGGCACGGCATCCACCGCGCGGCCGTAGCAGTGGAAGCTCTGGCACACGGGCGTGCCCCGGGCGTTGGTCACCTTGGGCCGCTTCTTAAACAGATCGTCCTGCTCGGCTGGCGTCCGCGTGCTGCAGTAGATCAGCACGGGGATCTTCTTCATGATCAGTTCCTGATACCACTTGGCCACGCGCTCCTTGAATCCCGGAGCCAGCTTTGCGATGTGGCCCTCGCTGCGGTCAACGATCTGGCGCCAGGTCATTTGGCCTCGGCTCTATGCCGCCATTTCTCTGTTTCAGCCAGACTTGCAGATAGCGCCTTGAGCGCGGCGACATACTGGTCGCGATAAGCGGCCGGAGCGGGGCCTTCTTTTCTTTCGATCTTGTCCCAGTCGTAGATGAGCGCCTCAATCGTCTCCGGGCGTGGGGGCGGGCCGTCCGGAATCGGCGTGACCGTGGCACAGCCGGACAGGCTAAGAATCAGCAGGAGGACGCTTAGTCCACCAGCTATCAATCTTTTGGTCCCGCTTGCGCCGCTCGGCCTCGATGACGGCGTCCCGGTACTCATGCCGGTTCTTGCCCCGGTTTTGCAGCCACCAGAGCACCAGCGCAGCCAAGGTGCCGAGGACGGTAAGGGCACCGGTAATCACTTCCCCTCCCCTATTTGCGGGAGATTTGCTGGATGAAATCGACGATCTTTTGGAGAGTCCGCTCGGGTTCGTCCCCGGGGATCAAGGTGGCGACGGCAATGGCCGCACCCAGCACGGTCGCCAAGACGCCGATGTAGCTCTGCCAGTTGTTAAGGATGTGGGTGATGATTTCCATGCCGTGGCCGGCATGTCAAAAGGGCTTGAGGATCAATGACCCAGCAGGCGGTTTTTAATGATTTCCCAGGCGGCGGCCAGCACCCCGAAGACAATGGTGGAGATCAGCCAGACCCGGCCCTTGATCGTGCCGGCCTCGTCCTCCAGGGCCTTCATCTTGCCCTTGTGATCCTCGAATAATTCCAGGATATGGATCTGGCGCTGCTCAATCCGCGCCACGGCGATGCGGAGCTCGGTCAAAATATCCGAATCACTCACACCTCACACTCCTCTGCGCCCTCACAGATGCGGACGCACTCCGAACCGGTCTCGTCAAAGAATCTCTCGATGTAGCCTTCGGCCTCCAGATACTCAAGCGCGGCGATGAAGTCGCCGTAGGTGTAGGCAGTAGCCATGGTTCACATCCCCTCCGGCACGGGCGGGGCGAGGAACTGGACGGCATCGGCCTCGTCGTTGGTTTGGGCCGCTAGGATCAATCCCTTGCATCGCAGGTATTCGTTTCGGCAGGCGGCGATGTAAGACTTGATGGCCTCGCAACGCTCTGGTGAATAGATGCCAAGGGCGGCGTTTTGTTGGGTGGCTTCGTCTAGACCAGCGGATTGAATGGTTTCGGTTGCCGACATGCGAATCCTTTCAATATTTTCATTTCTACATGCGCCTATCCCCCTGTCGTCACCGATGGCCACAGATTTTCCGTCAATTCCAACAATTTGCCATCTTCCCATTTTATGATTTCCTTATTGCCATCCAAGCTGGGCGTATTCCAGAAAATGCAAAAGTGCTTGCTGTTAGCGTTGTCGGTAGCGACTCGGTTCCGCTGTAAGCAAAAGCATACTCAAGCGAATCAAGATTAAGCCCTGCGACAGTGTTTGCACTCCAATTTGCCAAATCAGGTGAATTGGCTCCCCCATGGAAAAGCGCTGCATTTCTTATTGAGCCATCATCCGAAATTCTATATGTAAGCGGCACATCAGAAGCAGAGACAAGGCACAGCCAGTATAAGTCTGGCTGAAGAGTAGTGGAAGAAACCGTGATTTCAATGTTTGAGCTACCCGCCAAGGAGGCAACATTTGCGCTTTCAACCAAAAGAGTTTTTGGAACTCCTGCGCTTCTGTCATGCGTATAAAGACCAAACTTAAAATTACTCTGCGCTGTGGTTCTGTTGACATAAAGTATTCTATCAAAAGTGAATGAAAAATTCACAAAAATAGGCGAAAAAAATAATTTGTCTGCGGCAAATGTTGTGTTTGTTCTGTTTAATCCTCCGAAAGAGTTTATTACATGATAGGTATAAAGGCTGGAAGTGTATCCAGACAGTCTCCATGGGGAGGTCTGGATAAATGAGCCAGACCCCAAAAGTTGCTTGTCCTCTTCCCCCGCCGCCGGAGCGGGAACCAAGCCCGCCGTGCCTGCGGCTGAACTGGTCGCACCGACCATATTGCTCGCCGCACTCCCGCCGCCGCCGAAGAAGCCCATGGCTTAAGCCTCTTTCGCCACCCAGCGGGAACTGGTGGTGGTGCTGATGAGCGAAACCAAGCCCTGCGGGATCGTCGTCTCCCAGGCGTAGCCCTGCCCGGCCGTCAGGTTGATGCCGTTCACCGTGGTGGCGGTGGCTCCCACATTCACGAAAGCCGACCCGGTGGTGACTTGGACGAGCAAGTAACTTCTGGTCGTACTGCTGGCGAATAAAGTCACGGCCGAATTTGCGGTAACAACCGTGCCGGAGCCGTCGATGAAAGTGACGCGGGGAAGCTGGGGCGCGAGCGTGGGCAACGAGCCGATGGTGACGGAATTGCCGACCGTGACCGTGCCGGAGATGGCAGGGAGAGATAGGACATTATTTACATAATTGATTTCATCCAAAACCACACCATCCTTACCGCCCGCCAAGTAAACAGGTATCCCCTGAGTAACTCCTCCAGTCAGGTCTGTTGAAACCAAGGGAACATTCGCCGTGACCGTGCCGGAGATGGGGAGGGGGCCAGCCCCGCTTTCCTCTGTAACCCCCACAATGCTTGTTTCACCATTAGCATTTCTAAATCCGACCATTACGCCTGCTCCGCCCGAGCTTTCTCCAGCTACTGAAATAAAGTTTTCTTGTCCATTTATTAGCCTTTCAATATTAGCCGTGACCGTGCCGGAGATGGGAAGGGGGTTGCCAGAAAATACTGAATCTTGGTAATTGCCATTAAGCTGAATTGCAACAGGAAGTGGGTAATCTGTGTTATTTACAACTTTAAAGACATTATCAGCCTGTATTTCATTAAAGCCTATTGGAACTGCGTTATTTACACTAGTGTTAACCGCGCCTACACCAAAGTCTTGAGCCAAAAGACCGGAAGATTGTAAGTTGCTTAAAGTTAAACTAGCTGTAACTGCTCCACGCACTCCTATTGTCACTGAGTTTAAGTTTGCTGGGGAAAGATTCGCCGTCACCGTTCCCGCAATGGTCTGGGTGGCTGGGAAGTTGGAGATGGAAACGCTGGAAATCGACAACGCCGGCATCGTGGTCACGGCTACGGATACGGCGCTGGCGCGGAGCTCGGCGTTGGTCAGGCCACCGGCCGCCGTCACATTGATCGCTGGCATCGTCACCACGTTCACGCTGACCACGTTGGCCACGGTGACGGTGTTGACCATCACGCTGGCCACCACGGGCTGGCTCAGGGTGACGACGCTGGGCGTCTCGGTTAAAGATAAATAGATGTCGGACATAGTATTTTACCGCAGAGGCGCAGAGAGCGCGGAGGGGTGGCCTGAAATAAATCTTTGCGTCCTCGGCGTCTTGGCGGTGAGAAAAGGATTGGTCATGGCTAGTTTACGGTTATCCGTGGGCTTAATGTCACCGCGCCCTGCAATAGCCGGGTGCTGACTCCGGCGCTGGTCACCATAAACAGATCCCACTTCGCCCCGGCGGTGGGGACAAGCAGGCTGGCCGCGCTGGTCACGCTCATCCGCACCTGGCCGCCGGCCGCGCTCACCACGCTGCAGGCGATGGCGGTCGCAACCGTTCCGCTGGGGAACTGGCGGATCTCGGCCTTAAAGGTCCGGCCAGAGACGTCGATCGTCCCCTGGGTGGCGGTGGTGAGGAAAAGATCCCGGGTCCAGTCCGCCCCCTGCTCGATCGTGATGTTGTAGGTGGGCGCGGGCATGGGGTTACGGCGAAGGAGGGCGTGTCAAAGAAGGGGCGGTGTTAAAATCGTAGAACTTTTTAGGCCGCCAGCGCAGGTGGCCGTCGTACTCCCCGCCCAGCTCGTGGTACGCCTCGTGCACCTCGATCTCATCAGTGCGGCGGCCGTCTTTATCCACCTTCCGCTTCACGTGGGAGCAGACGACGTGCGGGATGACGGCCATCCGCAAGCCGTGCGGGTGCCAGCGGTTCCAGCACAGGAATAGATCCTGGGTGCCCTTCAGGTCGTAGCCCTCAAACGTGGCTAGGGAGAGGGCCTTTTTGTTCAGCAAGGTGCAGCCCAGCCCCACCCAGTCCGTGGGCAGAATGGCTCCGCGGCCGATGGCCGGGTAGGCGCTTTCCAGCCATCCCCTTTTCCGCCAGCCCTTGGCCTGCAGCTCAAAAATGTTCCCCTTTGGCGGGCACTCCCGGATCCGCTTGTCCAGCCCACCCCATTGCTTCAGCTCCTCCTCGCTCGGGCGCTCCTTCTTTTTGGCCAGATCCTTGAGGCGCTTTTCCCGTGCCTCGATCTCCTTTTGCATTGTTTCCGGGATCTGCCGTTCCTCGTGGGTAAAATCCTCTGCAATGGGGTGCTGGGCGGTGCCGCGGCCGCCCAAAAACTGGCCGTTTGGATACGTGACCATGGCGATGGAGTAGTAGCCGTCGTCGAAGGCCAGCGTGTCGCGCAGGACGCGCAGGGCGTTAGGCGGTACGAGGACGTCGCTCTCTACGCACCAGCATTGCTCGGCATCCAGCTCTCTGGCCTTGGCAAAAGCGGCCTGCTGCAGCCGGGCGATGATGAGCTGGGCTTCGTCTTGGTAGGCTTTCTGGCGGTCGTCCGCCTGGCCGATGACGATGTGGTGTAGCACCATGGACGGGAACTTGGGTGCCACCTGTGCGATCATCTGGGCGCATTCTGGGGAATCGTCTGTGGCTAGGATGAGGTGGCCGGGCTGGCCCCGCATGGCGGTGGCGCAGTGTTCGGCCCAGCTGGGCACGGAGTAGCACCAGCCGCGGGTAAAGAAGGTAAGAAGGGCGGTCATTTGGCCGTAGCGACTGCGGCGAGGAATGTGCGGCTATTGACTTCGACAAATTCGCTTCGTGCCAACTGGTTAAACTTGGCGTTTCCGAGGCTGTAGTTGGCGTTGGTCACAAATCGATTACCTCCGAAATCAGCCATTTTTCCAGATGCGGTTCCGCTGGCGGTGTATAGCTTGGCCGGGATGGGCACATGGCGACTGAGCGCAGAATTGGCATAGGTCACAAATCCGGCTCCTGATCCCATGGCAAAAGATCCGCTCTGGGTGCTGGCTCCCGACGACCACGCAGCGCTCACCGTGGATGGCTGCGTGGAATTGGCATAGGAATACCAGGCGGCCTTAGACAGCAATGAGGTCGTGTATTGATTCAGCCCGTGGGCAGTCCAAGGAACGATCGGCCCGAGCAGGGCCTCGGTATTGGCAAAGTCGCCTGGCGACCAGTAGGCATTCCCGATCCTTGACGTGGTGGTCGTGGGCGTGGCCAGGCTGGTGCCGGACGTGCTTATTTCCAGAGTGGTGGTGGATCCAGACGAATGGCGGCTGCTGGCCGTCCATGATTCCTGCACTGTGATCGTCTCATAGACGGGCTCATCGTTTTCATCGTAGCTGATGACGTCGCCCTGTTCGGTGTAGCTGACCACCACCTCCGAGGTGCTGGCCTGGGAAAGTGTCGCAAAAAGCCGCCACGACGAGGAAAGATAGGACCAGCAAAGGGTGGCAAAATCCCTGGAGACGCGCCAATAGCTGTCCGTTTTTGGTTTTGTAAAAATAATGGGAACGGAGCCGAAGGAGTTGGCGTAGTAACCCGCCCACACGTTTGGGTTGTCTTGCCCATTGTAAAAATTGATGGAATTTCCGTTGGCCGTCCAGACGGGTGGAGACAGGCGGAACGATCCGTAGACCGGGCCCGAGCTGCCCTGCGTCCAGAACGTCACATAGCTGGAATTAAAATTTCCTCCCTCGCTGAGCAGGCTGTTGGCAAAGGCTTTGCCGGAAGCCAGGAAACTAAACGTGGTGTTTTGTTCGGCAAAAGTGGTGCCGGTAACGACATGCTGGGTGATGGTGGCGGTGGAATGAGAGTAGGATTCCGTCTCATTAACTGTGAAGTTAGAGGTTTTGATTTCGGTGTCTGTGCCAGCCACGTTAAACGTGGAGCTGCTGGTGTATGAGCTCGTTATGCTGATGCCGACGGAGGTGTTGTAGAAAATGCTGGTCAACACCTGGCACAGGCTATCGAAGGAGTGGCTGCCATGTGAAAACGAAACCGCCGGGTTGGCCTGCAGGGCAGTGCCTGTGGCCAGAAACCCGATCGCCACGGGCTTGAGGTAGGTCGAAGGGCTGATGTACTGCTGGCCGCGGGTAACAAAAAATCTGAAGGAGCTCAATGAGCCCATGTGCTCGCCCGCATAAATCTGCCCGGTGGTGGTTCCGCTTTGCGTGGAGGTGTAGGTAGCCGTGGTGCGTACGCGGGAGGTGGTGGCGGACAGCAGGGAGGCCAACGAGGACGCCAATGCGTAGGCAAACGTGACCGAATGAACAGAGGAGGCCGTGGTCTGCCCGGTGATGACGTAGGTGGTGTCCGAGGTTGTCTGACGAAACTCCGTCAAAAAAGTCCCCGGGGATCCCAAGTCCTGCCCCGGCGGCACGGTTGCGGTGGACGAGCTGGACGAGCTGGCGCTGGCGGTTCCGCCGCTGGTGGGGAACGATACATAGGTGATGGACCAGCTGACCGACTTGGTGACGTTGCTCTCGCTCCTGGCCCCGGCGGGAAGGAGGGTGGAGTATTTATGGGCATTGGGAGAATCCCCATAGGTTTCGCTATATTCCGTGTAGGAGTTACCGTCATAGGCCCACGTGTGGGTGGTGTGCGAAGTTTTGGTGGAGAAGGTGCTGTTCCCCGAAAGATCGCTGCTGGCCACGTAGCGCTGCGTGGCACTGCCGGTTGTTCCGGCGTTGCTGGTCGTCAGATAATGATGGTACGTGAACATCTAGGCGCCGCTGCTGACGTCCCAGTAGTAGTAGATGTCGTAGGCGTTATCTTGCGGCGTGGCGGGCGTCTTGACCACACGTACGCTTTCACGGATCACGGCGGAAAGGCTGTGGCATCCGATCGTTCGGTAGATTTTTCCCTCGTCAATGTACGCAAGCGGCCACGAAAAGCTGGTGGGAGCCAGAGGCGTGGTGGGGCTGACGGCGGAAACAGAGAAAGCGGTGTCGATGCTAAAAGCGGTGACCCCCTTGCCGTCCGTGGTGATGTCCAGAATGACATGAGCGGCGTCATCCTTGCCCACGGAAAGAGTGGTGGTGCCGAAAATCATGCAGTCGATGTAATTGGATGCGTAGATGCCGTTAAGCGTGCCGGGCGAAACCATGACGGCGTAGTTGCTGGAATCCGCCGAGGCTATCGTCACGTCAAAAGGGCATGTCTCCCGCACCGCTGATCCTGACCGCGACAACAGCTGGATGGTAGTGCCTCCCCTGGTGCGGTTGATTGTGTAGCCGGGCCCGGGCTGAATGCGCACCTGCTCCACGGCTTCCCGCAGCTTGTTAAGCTTTTCGGCCAGCTCCCGCGGGGATGGGTTTGGGCGGACCTCGAAAGGCCCGATCTGGAAGCTGTCGGGCTGGTCAAAGGCCATGGCTACGGGGTGTAGAGGTCAGCGTCCCAGCCGTTTTCGCCGCTAAGTTCGTACTCCTCCGTCACGGTATAGGCTCCGGCCTGACCACGCGCCGAAAGGGAGACCAGCAGCCAGTCCGCATCTGTCGGCTTGGCGGCATAAAATATATTTGGATCCTTGATTTTACCCAGCTTCGAGCCGGAAGGTATGCTGGAGGAGAAGTAGGTTTTGCGAAGGATGACGGATGGCACGTAGTAGCTCTCCTGGCCAGATAGCATTTTCGTCGCCAGCTCTGCCATCTCCGTCACGCCGGCAAAGCCGGACCAATCAGGCAACGCCTTGGACCCGTCAATCGGGTTTTGCACAAAATCCTTCACCTCTTTCTGCTCCTCGGCCGTTAGGTCGGCATAGCGCGGATGAGCCGGGAGCGGCACGGTGCGCAGGCTGCCGACAAACTCAATCCCCACGATATTTCCGCCAGAGCTGGTGACGGATCCGGCCGCAGTCAGATCATATTGAAAGGTGGTGCGGACGGTGCCGGCCTCCGCCGTGACCACCGTCTTGGAGTAAAGAGAGGCGCTGGCAATCGTGGGAGCCGTCGCAATCGCATCGCCCACGTAAGTGATCGTGAGGGTTTTCTTGCCGGACTTGTCTTGGACCTCTGTCCGGCCGGGTTGTTCGTAGGTGGGCATAGATTACTCCACTCCCAGCGGTGTCACGGATCCGCGGTTGGTTCCGGCCATTTCCTGCAAGGCTTTGGCGGAGACCGCGCTGCTGTCCTTGATGGCACGCAGGTAGTCCTTGGTCTCGTTGCCGCCCACCTGGGCAAAGCGGCCGCCTCCGCCAACTTGCTGAAGGGAATCAGCCAGGACCTGCATGGAGCCGGTCGTCCCGCCCATCCCAGACAGCCGATCCTTGATTTGAGCCATCTCCACCCCGATGGCACTTGCCTGCAGATCGCCGGCCTCGGTCTTAAAGGATTCGGCCAGTTTCTTTTCAGCGGACAGCCGGGAATAGTTGGCCAGAAGGCGCTGGGCAATCTGCTCTTGGGTCATCCCCTTTTCAGCGATCTTGTTTTCTATATCCAGGCGCTTTCTGGCGTTTTCCAGAATTTTTTCTTGATTTGGGTTAGCAAAAGGACGCCTTGTTGCCTCGCCCATGTCTTTAGGGGTGCGCTCTGGGGCTTTTGACTCGAGTATCTTGGCCACATCGGTCAGCCCTACAAAACGAGCCATGGCAGCGGCGGCAGGGGTAATCGCAGCAGCAATCTTGCCAAAAACCATGGTGATGCCGTTGCCAATAACTGTGATTGCGTCTTTTGCGTTACTCAGTGCCTCAATTTGCTTATCAGTGAAAACCCCCATCGCTTCACCTATTCTCTGAATTTCAGCTGCCCCCAAACGAAGCGTCGGTAAAAGATCCGTGGCCGACCGCCCCATCAGCTCCTGGGCGATGCGAAACTCATCTGCCCCTAACGCGCCTCTTTGCGCAGCGTCTGCAAAGGCCATCATAATGTCCTGCGGGCTGGCCTTGCGAAGGTCCTGTACGGAAAGACCGATCCTGCTGAAACTTTCGGCCAGTTTGTTGTCCGTGCCGGCTTTGCTGGCGTTAATCGCGGCCTTGTTTAAGGCCGCCGCCACCGTCTCCAGGCTGGCGCCGGACAGCTCGGCCGCATTGCCCAGCAGCTGCAGCTGGCTGGCGGAGATGCCGAACTTGTTGGCCAAGTCCTGCAGCTGGTCGCCCTTGCTGATGGCGTTGCTTAGGCTGGAGACAAGTTTGTCGATGGCAAAAAAACCGACAAACATGCCGCCGATCCCCTTGGCAAAGGAGCCCACCTTGTTCTGCAACCGGGCCAGCCCGGTTTCAAAGGCGTTGGTCTCCAGCCCGATTTTGGCTTTTAGCTCGGCCATTTTAGAACCCCATCGCGCGGGCGCTTCTGGACATGGAGTGCCCGATTGCGGAAATCATTTTCTGCTTCTGAATGTCAATGGCCCTTTGCATTTGTCCTTGGTTCAGGCACTTATCAATCCACGGAACGCTGTTGGTCATAATGACGTGCGGGTTTTTGCCAGCGGTGGCGTCATCCACGCCGCCCAGCCGGCGCTTGGACGCCTGCTGATGGACCCAGGCCGGGATCCCCCTCCATCCGCCCAACTCCTTGGCGCAGGCAGCCCAGCCGGCCTTGGCCGTGCCCACGCGGTCCTTCACTTTTCTCATATAGGATCGGATGACGTTGAAATTGGTCACGGCCATGCGAGGAAACTGGTTTCTGGAAACTTTGCGCCTCGCCCCGTACCTAGCCTTCTGGTGCTCTCCGCCTTGGTCAAATTTGCCAACTTGGGTCGCCTGATATGGATCGATCATCAGGTCATTCAGCAGCTGGCGCGCCTTGTCGTAATTGGCGGTGCGGACGAGCCGCACAAAAGCCGCGGCCGCCTGATTGGCGGATTTTACCCGTGGCACCTCGGCAATCGCCTTGCTGGAGTTTTTTAGGTCGTAAGCCACCGTGCCGGCCTCCTTGTAGACGCGCCCAATTTCCACGCCGATGGTCTTTTGCGCTTGGTCTCGCGTGGCCTTCGCCATGCCAAACGGCGCCGTCTGATGGGCAAAATTGACGGCAATCAGCCGCGCCTGGGATTTGATCACCTCCGGCCAGCTTTTTTTCTGGCTGGCGTAGAAGCGCAAAAGCGCCGCCTTAAACTCCCGGTCGTCGATCTGCATGAACGTGCCCGCCATCACCCAGCCCTCTGCATCGCCCGCTTGCGTTTCACCTGCTCAATCGCCTCCTGCTCGCCCGGGCTCACCAGCTCCACCTCCGCCCCCCGCTGCTTGGCGATGGCCACGTAGTACCAGTGGGCCAGCCCGATCGGCATGGTCCAGCTCCTGTCCTCACCAAAGCCGTGCCGCACCAGCCACGCCACCACGTCCAGCGGCTGGGGCAACGGGCACAGCTCCGGCCCCTTCGGCCGCTCCTTCTGCTCCTTTTCCCACAGCATCGGCGGGGCGTGAAAATCCCGGATGTAGGCGGAAAACTTGGCGGCCTCCACGGCGAGCTTGCATTGGCGCGTCCGCAGCGCCCACAGCATCAGCCGCCATCCATGCGGGATGCGGTACTCCGGCCAACGGCCGGAACAGATTGAAACGGCCAGGCGCAGATCGGTCATGGTGACGCCGCTTTTGCCGTGCCATAGCGGGCTTTCGATCAGCTCCAGCAGCGTGGCGTGCCAGAGGGACAAGGGCTGCAGGCGGACGCCCAGGACGACGTGATCGTCCCGGTTGACCAGGCTCTCGGAAAATAGTTTATCCAGGGCCACGGCGTGGGGCCCGGAGGCTTAGGTCAGATCCGGGTAATTGATGCCGCGGATGGACACCTTGGCCACGTCACCCAGCGTTCGGCGGCGCTCCACGCTGGTGGTCTGGAAGGTCAGGCCCTTGGCGTTGAAGGTGTTGGTGGCGGAGTAACCATCGTCGATGCCCTCGATGCTGGCTTCCACGCGGTCGTTGTAGGCTTCCTTGACGGGTGGGACGGTGTTTTCCGTGCCGCTTTCGGTGATCAGCTGGTCCACGGTGCCGGTCAGCGTCGCGTTGGTGACGACAAGCCCGCTGATGGAAATGGTGGTGCCTACGGCCATGGTTTACTCCTTACGGAATGGCGCCCCAAGACAGCTGCGTTTCCGTCACGCGGGGCTCGTCCGTGTTGGTTTCGCGATACTCAAAACCCACCACGGCGCCGTTGGTCATTGTGCCGCTGGCCAGTGTGGGTAGTGTGCCGCTGTAGGTCTCCACGCGCTTCTCGCCTTGGGCGTACTTCTTAAAGCCCTTTTTGACTGCCCCATCCGCGCCTTGCACGAAAAGGCGCTCGAAGGACGTGGCGACTGTTTCTGAAAGAGTGGTGCTGGCGGGTGTGCCGTAGGTGTAAGCCATACGCCCGAATCAATACTGTCAACCGTCCTGCACGCCCCAGCGGTACGGGATCGCCGGATCATGCGCCGGCCGGCGCTGCTCATCTGGATTTTTTCTGTCGTAGGCGCGATCGGGCAGGTTTAGGACAATCGCCTCCTGCGGCCCGACGGCGGCAAAGCCGTGCCAGACACCCGGGCGGATGGTCACCAAGCAGGGCCGATGCGGGCTAAAAAAAACGCTGCCCGTTTGATCGGTCTCCTCGTCCCAGAAGCCGGCCTGCACGCAGCCGGCCAGGCAGGTCACGCGGTCGCTTTGGCGGACGTGATGATGCCACGCCTTGACGACCCCGGGCCGGATGGTCGTCACGTACGCCTGCCCAAAATCAATCCCCTCGCCCCGCAGGATTTCCATCAGCCGCCCGCGTCCGTCCTCGTACCAGGACAGCTCCGTCACGGAGCCAAAGAAATGCTCCGTGGTCTGCCCGATCACGACGGGTCTACGTAAAAGATGGCGGTCAGGCTGTCGGCCATCGCCCGCTCGTTGGTCTCCGTGCGCTCGGCCTGGATGTGGGATCCCAGAATGGTGACCCCGGCGGTAATGCCGGAGATCATGGCGGCACGATCCTTCAGCCGGGCCTCCGCCCATAGAAAAGCGGCGGTGTGGCTGGCCACGGTGGCCGTCTCTTGGATGGGCGTCATCACGCTGGCCTGCACGGTGATCTTTCGGGTGTTTGTCTGGATCCCCTCCTCCATGGTCTCCGCACTTTCGGCGTGGATGACGAGGGCGGGCATCTCCAGCTCCGTGATTTTATGAGCGGCCTGCACCTGCAGGGCGACCGGCTTGGCCGGGCTGACGGTGGTTAGGTAATCCGCCAGCTTGGATTCAAAGGAAAGGCGCAGGCTCATCGCACGTCCTCTGGATTGCCCAGCGTGACGGTGATCAGCCCGGCGTCCTCCTGGGTGCTCATCACGCGCTTAGTGGCGTTGGCCACAGTGATCGTGCCCAACAGGGACGGAGCGCTGGCGGCCGTGGCCGGGTAGACAAACTCTGCCGGGGCGGGCGTGACAAGTCCGCCCATGCCTAGCTCCCCGCTCTTTTCGCCAGGCGTATACATGCCGGTGACCGTGGTGCCGCCGATGGAGGCGGTCACGGATCCAGCCCCGGCGATCATGTCGGAAAGGCCGGCGGTCATCATGGTGTCCAGCTCGGTCACGGTCAGAGCCTTATGTCAAAATCCGCGCCCAGACGACGTCCCCGTCCGTGCGGACGGATTCCACCTCGTAGGCCAGCCGCCCCAGCCCGTTGTCCCCCAACGTTTCGGCGGTGACGGCGCAACCTTTCTCAAGGTTGGCCGGATTGTGCTGCATGTCCCTTGGGTGATCGGAAATTTCCTTCAGCCATTTGTTGTAAAGATGATCGGGCCGTTTTGTTGGAATCTGCGTAATCTCCATCCGTTTGCGGATGGCCACGTCCTCCCCTCCCCATCCGCGCAGGTCGCTGGGGAAGCCATTGCATTTTTCATAGGCCGCCGCGTAGAAGGCGCAGCACGAGGCCAGGCCCTCCGGGTAGCCGTGCAGCTCCAGGAACCCTTCGCCGTGGTAGAAAAACTCGTCCGGCAACGGCCCCTCCGGGATGCGGTAGTCCGTGTTGCAGTGGACAAAAAGGGCGTTGCGGTCGTCCAAGGCCGCCTGCTGGTAGCAGGCATTGTACAGGAGCCCGCGGTTCCAGCCCTTGTCGTCCGCCTGCTCGGCCACGTAGATGCGGTAGAGGCAGCCCGGGTTGGCCCGCATCACGGCCCGGATGTTGGCGATCCAGCCGGCGATTTCCTTGCGGCGGAAAAGCTGGTCGCCGGCCGCCCGGTGCACGGTAAGCCAGGCGATCTTCATGCCAGGATCCAGCGCTCGACGGCCTCGTCCGGCGTGGCCACACGGGTGGCGTGGTGGTTTTCCCGGTGGAAATCCTCGCTGGGGCAGAAAGCCCCGCGGGTGGCGCCGATGTTTTGGATCCGGCTGACGCGGGGAAACATCTCTCCCATGCCCAGGTTGTCCCGGATCCGCTGCACCCCGCCGTCCCAGAAGGAGGTGTCCCAGCCGGGCAAAAGATATTTTTCCCAGTGCTCCCGCCAGGTGGCCCAGCCCCAAGGCGTAAACCAGTGGCGGAAGTAGGCCATGTCGGGCAAAGCCTCGCCGCCGTGCTGGTTGTAGCCAGACACGGTCAGCGTCATCGGGCTGGCGTTCCGACCGGCCCACTCAAACCAGCGCAGCGCGTCCCGGCTTGGGACGGTGTCGTCCTCCAGATGGATGTGGTAGTCGGACGCCTCAAAACCCAGCTCCATGCAGTATCGGATGGCCGCCCCGCACCCTAGGTGCTGCGCCGGGATGTGCACGGTGATGCCGTGGCACTTGGCGATGTAGGAAAGCTGGTCAGTGCAGTCGGACGGATCCAGCACGGCCGTCACGCGGTACTCGCTGGCGCCGTCGCACCGCTCCAGCGCCTCGACGACCTGGGCAAAATAGTCCGGCCGCCGGTGGGCGGAAACCGTCAGCGTCTTGGTCATCCCTTAAGAAGCGCGTAGGCCGCCAGGTTGCCGCCCGTGCCCTTGTTGTTCTGCAGGGCGTCCTCACCCAGCCCCTCGGCACGGATCTTGAGGCCGTTGGTGCGGTTGTAGTCCGGCGTGGCGCAGACCAGCGTCCGCGTCCCCTTTTCCCGCAGGGCGTGGGACATGACAAAATCGTCCGCCATAAAACGCGCCCGGCCCTTTTCGTCCAGCTGGGCAAACTCCTTGGCCGTCAGGCTGGGGAACTTGGCCATGTCCGGCATGTCTTTGAGCCGGCAGGCAACAGCCCCAAAACCCTCCAGAATCTCCGCGTGGCCGAGGTGGTCGGGTGCTATGGCGTAGCCCTTCGGCCCGGTCATAAAAAATCCGCACAGCCCCATGGCCGAGCCGTCCGGGCAGTTTTCCACCAGCGTCTGCACCATCCGCGGGCTGTAAAGGATGTCGTCATCGCACCAGACCACGAAGTCGTCTAGGCCAAGCGTCTTGGCGTCGATGCCGTTTTGCACAGCTCCGACAAACTTTGTCGCCGGGCCGTGGTCGCGGCTTCGGTAAATGGTGATTCGCCCCTCATCCGCCAGCTTTTGCAGCTCGGCCGGGATCTCCGGGAACCGTTCCCCGGTGCGGGCCAGCTTTTCGGCCACGGACAGCACGATCTCGTCCGCTGGCATAGACTGCGCCAGCAGGCTTTGGATAGTGGGCAGGATGGTGTGGATCCGCTTGGGCGTGGTGGTCAGGCCGATGAACACCTGATTCTTTTTATCGACGGGATTGGGCAACCGCTCAGCCCCGGGGGGCACGGTCCCATCCTCCAGCAAAGCCGCATCCCAGCGCAGGCCGGGTAGCGGCGCGTCCTTGGCCTTTACCGTCAGGATCAAGTCGCCCAGAGCCTCACTGATGGCTTCATCGGCGCTCTGCACAATGTGCAGCCGGTCCGCAATTTTGTGGCCCTTCTGAGTGAGCAGCAGGTGCTGGATGCCGTTGGAGGCGTCCGCGCAGTCCGTGTAGAGCGCCATGGATTTTAGGCAGTCATCGGGCTCTCCGGCGTGAATGACGGTGATCCGGCCCCAGGCTCCGCGGAAGCCGTCCCGCACTAGTTTGTTGGCGTCATCATGCTGGCCCAGCGCCCGCAGGCACTGCGCCATCAGCTGCCGGGGCAGGTGCTTGTACCAGCGATTCTCCTGGTTCCAGTCCTGCGTGGACGGCATGGCGTCCACCTGTTTCAGAATATGATAGGCCGTGGAAAAATCCCCGTGATCCATCCGATCACTGGCCAAAAGGCCGTGGGCCTCCCGGCGCATGGGGGAAAGCGTGATGGCCTTGCCAATGTGGTCCAGCCGTTTGGTGCGCTCGGCCAACATCATGGATGCCTGCACGTGGAGCTGGTACTTTTCCGTGCCGCCCACGTCGGCGTGTTCCAGTGCCAGCAGGCACGGACCGATGGCTTCCTGATAGTTGTTTTTTAGAAAATGCTCCTGGCATAAGTAGTACCATTCCATCCCGATGCCCTGCAGCCGGCTGGCGATGATCCGCTTGTTGCGCTCGGCGGATGTAACCTTCGGCCCGGAGGGCGCGTGCAGGATGCGGAGGTGATTGGCCAGGCCAATCTTGGCACCCTCCACGGGCTTAACCCGCTCGTGGATCTGCCGCTCCCAGTAAGCGGACAGCTTGCCGTCCGGCATCCGGCGGAAGATCCGTTCCCGGCGGTTGTTGCGCATCCCGCTGTTTTGCACGTCGTAGGTGGTGACCAGCAGATCCCACTCCTCTTTGCCGGATTCCCTCGCCTCAATCTGGGCGCGGTGTAGGGCCGCTTGGCCGGGCTCAAAGACGTCGTCGCAGTCCGCCCACAGGACGTACTTGCCCTTGGCCAAGCTGAACGCCTGATTTCTGGCGGCCGCAAAATTATCAATGTGTGGCCAGTCTGCGTTCTCCGGGGCGTTATGATATTCCGCAAACACTCCGGCATCTCCGGCTGCTTCCTGGAGCGATTGGCGCAAATCGTCCGAGCTGTTTTTGCCGACGGCCGCCACGACGACGACCTCGTCCCACAGGCCGCGGGCGGATTCGATGAGTCTACGCAAGATCGCCCCCTCGCCGGGGCCGGCGATGAGGGCGATCGAAACAAGCGGGGGGTGCTTCATTTTCTTTAGGAGGAAGGCC